GTATATCGAGAAATCGGATTATCACGAGGGTATTGTTTCTCATTTAGGGCTTCAGTACGATAATGGGGATATTAAGCAATGTTATAGCCAGAAGTTGCGCCTCATCGAACCTGATACGGAGGAGCTTGTGGTTCCCGACGTCGAGTATTCCACGGTGATCAACCTTCCTACGGCGGACTTTCAGAAGATCATTCGTGATTTGAACGGCATTTCTGATCGCATCGAGATCAAGTCCGTGGGCAATGACCTGATCTTTTCGTGCGAGGGTAATTTCGCGAGTTCCAAGATTTACCGATCGGAATCGGGCGGTTATATGGAGTTTATTCAGAAGCCCGACGCGGCGACGGTGATTCAGGGCGAGTTTTCGTTGAAGTCTTTAGCACATTTTATTAAGTGCACGCCTTTATGTAGCCACTTGGAGATGTATTTAGGCAATGATTTGCCGTTGATTGTCAAGTACGATGTGGCATCTTTAGGCGAGATTAAATTGTGTTTGGCTCCATTACCGCCTTCGTAATTGCCGCCTTCGTAGAAGGGAAATTTTAGGTACACTTTTCTTCATTTCCACACCCTCCTTTTACATAATATCATATCATTTCGGTTTATTCTTAGAATTTTCCAAGAATAAAAATCCAGTAACCTATCACCAATACTAGAACATTCCGTACATTCTATGTTTTTTTTATTCATAGTTTTCCGCTTCCGACGGTGTTCTTCCTTTGTTCTGCCGCCCATATGAGTAGACATATGGGTCGGCATATAGGTAGACATATGTGTAGGCTTAGGTGCGTGACGCGTTCGACCTCCCATATATGTCGACTTGTACATATGACGTGTTCGACCGCCCATGTGAGTAGTTCTGCGTGGATAATATTTATGACTCGTCATATATATATTTTAACTAGATAAAATGCTTACCATATATGCTAATACGCATTTAATCGGTTTTGTAATACAATTATTCGAATAGCATTACAAAACTATTCAAATAATTGTAAATTCAAAAAAGTCTAAAACTTTGACGTACGTTTCGATAACTTCTGTATTTTTTTTATGCTTCGTCTTCGATTTCCCCCGTTTAACCGATTTTTTGTTATTCTATATAATTTTCTATGTTTTTTTGAGAGATTTTTTTGATTTCTACCCCCCTTTTTATTTGATGACCATAACGACCTACTCGATAGAAATGAGGACCATGATCTTTTATTTTCAGGCATCGGTTCGCTTATTGCTGTTATTTCCGATTCGTCTGTATATGTTGTTTCTATTCTAGGCGTTGGTATTACTTTTATTTCTTCTGACGTTTTTTCATGTTCCACTATTGACTTAGTTCCAGAGTGACATCCTTCTATATACTGGTTGTCGCTACATAAAACGCCATATTTTATGCTACTTTCAAAATTCTTTAAATTATTGGCTTCTCTTAAAATTCTTTTAGAATAAAATTCGTCTGGAAATTGCCAAATAAATTTCATTGCATTTTTTGCATATTCAGTTGGATTGTGGCTTACATTTAAATATGCAGCTTTTTTTGACAAATCGATTGATACTGTTTTATTTATTTTAGTAAGATATTGTTCTGATTTACCTTCTGACATGATATATTGATATATGACTTTTGGATATAGGTTGTCTGTGTCTTTTTTATCAGTCTCCTTCAACTTCGTTAAATCATATTTACGCAAAACTCTACCATATACTTGTTCCTGGTCACCGAATGTATTACATGGTTCTAATATAAACATTGCGGGATTATAAGTAGCATTAAGACCTTCTGTCATGGTAGGATCTAGCAAAACGCAAAATGGTGCTCCATTTTCCTGATACAAGGTTTCATCATTCAACATTTCATACATAGCCTCAAAAGCTAAAAATTTATTAAAATCCAATAAGTCTTGGATTTTTTTATTTTTAATTTTATCTTCCAGTTTTGTCTTATCCTCGCTGCTTAAAAATGCTTCGAATTCAGCCTTATAACCATCGTTTATTGGTAAGCCTTTTTGTGAAGTATGAACTAAAATATATCGAATTTTTAAATAACTCAAAAAACATCCAAATAAAGATGTTCCGTAATCTTCTGTGTAACTATAAACCAGAGGCAAATATCTATGAGTGTCAGTTGAATGAGGTTGTAGCAAGTTTTCTTCTCTTTTCAAATAAATCTCGTCATAAGTAACGTTCAATAACGTTTTTTTCCTGCCGGTTTTTTCCTTCCCGCCTTTACCGATCAACGGAAAAAAATTATTAGTCGATAAGCAAAAAAGATGTTCCAATATAACATTGAATTTTTTACATTCAAATATTACACACGGTTTATCTGAATTTTCGTCTCCTTTAGTGCAGTTTGTTCTTTTTAGTTGATTGTGTCTAAGTTCATAAACATATTTTGAGTTTTTATAGATTTCCGAAGAATCTAATCTAGTAAAATATAACATAACATCGTTCGAAAAATTTCCTATGAATTTTCCATTTTTTCTGAATGTTTTCCCGTTGTTAAGTACATCAATTGTTTTCTTTTCGTAAGGGTTTATACCTAAAATGTTTTTTTCTATAAAAGTCATGTCTTCTGGACGAACTATTGAGTTATATTGCATTAACAACTGATCGTGACTGTATTCTAACCGCTCTTCTACCAAAATCATCTTAGGAAAATTTGTTTTCAAATTTAAGGGTTTTCCGTTACAATCATTGTCTTGCAATTCATAATCGTATACAGACATAAAATCGGACATATCTTCAGCTAACATTGTCATGTTATACTTTGGTTCTTCTAATTCTGCCACAACAGCTTGTATTGCTACATTGTTTGGCTCTAAAAGTCCATCGTCAATTAATTGTTTGCTTGAAAATATACTCTTTTGTAACACACCAAGCAACGTATCAGTTCCGCCTTTTATTAATTTCTTAGTTCCTCTTTTTTTTCCTCCATCCGAACCGGGTGATTTTTGTAAAAAACTCGAAGTTGCACCTATGGTTAGAGCGTAAATAATCAATGGCTCCATCCATTTATATTCATCAGGGAGAACGTGTCCAACGTTATTTAACGTTAAAGTGGCGAGCGCAGGAACAAGACCCATCATCCATTTCCAATGACGGCGAATGAATATTTCGTAAGATTCATTTATTGTTCTTGATGAATATTTTTCTAATGTAAAATCCTTCGTTCTTGTTAAAAAGTTACTAAATGTGCAAAGATCCGCCGCGGTTTTTTGCAAAGGCGTTCCTGTTAATAATATTGCATGTTTTGTTGCATAAACTGTGTTAATAAAATACTGATTTTCCAATAAAGAATGTTTTTCCATGGCATAATTGGCTTCAATGGAATTGAAAATAACTTTTGTTAATAAACGGTGAGCTTCGTCGAATATGATTATTTTATTATTTAAATCAAATCTACAATTTCTTGAATTAATGTCGTTAATTAGCATATCATAATCGTAATTAATTAATGTTACTAATTTTCCTTTAAAATCCGTTTTTGTCTGCCCCTTAATTACGTTATAGTCTCCTTCAAAATTACCAAATAATCCAATTGGCGAGACGATAACAATTTCATATGGCGGCTGGGGTGGTAAATTGTTTAAAGCAATCACCAATGAACTAATTGTTTTTCCAGTTCCTACTTTATGTAATAACAAAATTCCCCAGTTTTCTTTGCCGTTATTTTTTTTAAATCCACATCCAGTGCTTTCTATAAATCTCTCAATTGATCCTTTTTGTCTAGCATCAGGTAATGTTAATTTTCCATCTGGATCAAGGTACTCTAGTATAGGTTTAGTTTCAGGCACTATTGCGTCAGACATTTATACTGTATATTTTATATATTACAAATATAAAATATATTTAGAACTCCGGTTCGTGTTTCTTAAACAAACATCCCTGTTTCGAAAGATTCGGTATCTGTATAATGACATTCGGATCTTGAAGACTACAATTCTCCAACCATATTTTCACAATACAAAAATTCTTCTTTGGAGAAATCGTGATACCGTTAAGCAATACACTATGCTCCCGATTCACCGTAAGTGTTTCTCCACACAGCGCGTAAAAAAGGGTCTTCCACACCGCGGGAACGAGTTTATTGGCGACCTTGAATGAAAAGCATCCACCAGTGCGATTCTTGGGGTCTTCCCACATTGGAGTGATTCCGTCTCGCATTACAAAAAGCATACAATGTTTGACAATGTTATCAGGCGTCCCTTCATTAATTGCAATGAGTGACTCGACGGTGTTAATGCTCTCCATAATCGGTTTATAACTAGAAAGATCCCAATTTTTGTCGTGTGGTAAATGGTAATATAAATTCCATTTACCAATCAGTTCGCGCTGTGTGGATGGAATACTCATTGTATTCTTAGATATCACCCGTACATTAATATTGCAAAAAATCTTTATACTGTTTTTGTTATCCCTTTTCTATCTATTATATATTCTCGACGCTATATGACGATTCGCCTAGTAAAATATATTGGGTCCGGTCAATTTCAAATTGTTTGAAATCGGAGTCCATGATCTTCAGTCTATATCCCAAATCAAAATCAAAGGGTTCATCTTGATACACCAATGCGCGTCGCACAAATCCCGGCGAAAACAATTCATTATTTACCATGTACATATTCTTAGGAATTTGCAAAACCAAGGGTATAGATTCTAGAGTCGCAAAATATTCTACACTCAAAAATTGCGAGTTGGCGATTTTTAGTGGGAAAACCGCCTTTTCCGTAACATCGTCACATCTTGAAACACGATATTTAGCGTCCGATTTCGCGACAATAACGGTATCACAATATTCATAAGCAGAATTGTCTTCTTTCAATTCGCGATTGTGTTTATAAGCGGTCTGGAAATGTAATTCAAAATCGGCGTCGTCAACTCCCAAACTATAGCTCTCTCTGTAAACAGGACTACCGTCGCCGATATGATAACCTCTTGTTAACTTTGTTATAGAACAAACCTGAACCCAATTGTCAGGTGGTTCTATTCTTTTTCTCAAAGTCAGATTTTTGATGGTTTCGCTTAGGAAAAGAGATGAATCGATAATAACTCTTACTGCGTAATATTCTTGATATAAATACTTTGTGTATAAATAAATATTGGTTTGGTATCTACTATATGCAAATATTACAAAAGAGGCTTTGTTTTGGAAAAACTCAGTCTCGGAAAAATCAACTGCTGATTTATATAGCCAATTGAATCCCGATATTGCGGTGGTTTTTACAATCTCCCCCAATAAATGAATAGACTCTTTCACGAGTTTCATATCAGAACTAGTAAACATTCGTAACTAATAATCTTTACAAATGTTTATATCGTTTTTGTGAAACTTTTCCTATTCAGGATTAGTTTGCACGTCTGTAAACCTAGCTTCCTGCCAAGCAACTGGACTTGATACGCCATATACGTTCAATAATCCGAGTTCGCATAATTCTCCCATTGCGTGATCGATTTGATTTGTAAATGGCATTTTCACTAAATTTATCATTTTTTTTGCGCCCTTTTTGGATATCAAATATGCATGAGTTCCGTAAAAACCGTGTAACTTTATACAATCTCTACTTCTAATTATTTTATGATGAACGGGGTTCGAAATATCATATCCCAGTAAAATAATATCCCAATCTTCGGGAATAATCTGGGGAAGTTTTTCAATTGTATTGGCGTGAATATTTTTTATTATTCTAGCGTCATCCTCAAAAACCAAAGCCATTTCCTTATCGCCATCTATTATTGTTTTATACACATTGAGATGACTTAAAAAACAACCTACCATTCCTGGAGTCATGTTCAATTCTACATTTGGAGATATAAATGAGGTGTAATCTATGTCTTTTCCGTAAATCGCCTTTACTTTTGTAAATGGAGATATTTTCAGATCGGAGTTGTTATAGTATTGCGCAAAGCTAGCCAAACGGTCTGTGTTTTTCTCTAAATTAATTAAATAACGATCATAATCTTCGGGTTTTATGATGTCACCGTCTTGGATGTAATCTAATATTTCTTCTGCGATTTCGATATTTTGAAAAGAATCCATGGGTTCAGTTACCGCATTTTTATTACACCTTTTCTCATTTAATCTGCCCATTTTATGAGCAGATTTAATGCACAAAGGTGTAATAAACAAAATTGCAACTACGGTTATTCCCAATAATAATAACAATTTCCACCATTCTATCATTTTTTTTATCATTATCATTATTAAATATTTTATATACTATAATCGGATTTTTACACAGCTAAACGTTTATACAGATCTATTATTTTTTCACTGAAATTTGTATGATAGATGAAAATGGGAATAGTAAATATAAATTCGTTATCTAATTCCTTCAATCTCTTATATTCAAATCCAAACGCTCCATCCAGCGGGAAGGGAACGCGCTCAACCACGTTTCTGGCTAAATATATCAATATGCCCAAAATGCACAATCTAACTAAAATTTCCAATATGACTCTCCATACTGGTTTTTTGTTCTCTTTCACTTTATCGTAATCAGTTAATCCCCCAAGACCCCGGGAGCCATAATATATTATAAGGTTTATATTTTTTTACGTGCCGCGATTTTTTCGGGGTTTTTATTAACTTCCACTTGTTGTATGATTTGCTTTACTAGTTTCTTTTCTTCGTCTCCTACAACGTCTCCTCCGAAAACGCGCGTCATAATATGTAAGCTTTCCTCCTTTTTCACGTTATCCTTCATGTAATCCGGGTTTTCTTCGTGCCATTTATTCGACTCTTGTATAACTTTATGCGACACCACATTCGCCAGACGTTTAATGCGCGGCAATTCGCTATCTTCGCGTTCCCATTCATTATTCTCACGAATGTAAACAGTTTCACGCTTCGCGTCCGTACAATGAATCGGGCGCCGGTAAACGCCGAGTTTGTCCAAGAGTTCGGCGATGATTTTGGCGTTACCCTCAATGTGTCCACGTTTCACCACGGTTTGTAAATCGATTTGATTCAGCGCGATAGAATTGATAAAATCGGTGAAATTAATCGCATCCTTGCATTTTTCGTTCAAAAAGAAATTCACGTTGAAATGCGCAGTATTCGTAGTATTATTATTAGTTGTGTTATTCGTCACCGTGGGCGCGGTTTCTTTTGCCATTTTCATAATCTCCTGGCTCGTTTTCACCATTTCCTCGCTGTTTTTCAAAAGATCGGATATCCCCATTTGTTTATGTATTTCGACGATTATCTTAGAAATCATATCCGCCGACATCATAGCATTGGAATTCAATGGCGGATCAGTAACGCGCGACTCACATTCTCGTGCGGGTAAATTCGCCGAATTGTCGCATTTCTTAGCATGTTTCCATAAACCTGTCCTTGTTTGATAAATCCGCGAACAATAGTCGCATTGAAATGCTTTGGCGCTAATCGTCGTTTCCTCGTGTTTCCGCTGCATATTGGATAGATGCTTCTTTGTGGAAACGTGACGTAACCAATCAGAATTTTTATTACAAGAGAAATTGCAATCACTGCATAAATATTTAGTATCTTCAGGCGGCGTTTCCGTTTCCATACATTGGAAACAGAGAAAACGCCTAAACGCCGGACGAAATCGGTCCAAAAAATTATGGTAAGGTGCAGAAAAAATGACTATATATAGTTAAAGCATATGGCTCCAACAGCTATTTTTCGTGTTTTTCGGGAAAAGTTCCGATCGATTTTTCGATGTTGGACATTTTTACAAAAACATAAATGTCCAAAACCTCCGGACTACTCCCAAATTCTGGGGAAAATCGGATAAAATCGAGAGTTTCCAAGATTTTGCGAATTATTGATACAAATCGTCATAAAAGGCGTCATTGATTATAACGGCATTTTTTGGTCGAGCCCTCGTTTCGCTAGCCCTGAATAGGCGATGGAAATTAACTACAGACTCCATGTCGGAGATTTGAAGCGTTTGTCCGGATGTCTTTTGATGATATATGAAATTCCAGGTATTTGTTGAAATTGTGGGAGGGCAAGGGAAATATACACCCTTGCTCCATTTTTCTCGGTTCTTTAATAAAAACACGCGTTTTCCGGGCATTTCTTGGTTGGTTTTGAAATAATAAGATTCTGAGATTATTATTTCAATTTTCAAGACTTGAAAAGTCGACCGTTCTAAGACCTTAATTTAATCAGACTTCGTTTCGTCGGCAACCGCGCCTTCTGATTCCTGAGCGACCGGCGTCGATGAAACTAAGGTGCCGAATGCGTAATCGAAAACGGGGAACAAAAACCCGTAATTACACTTGAATCTTTCGTGATGAATTGTATGACGATCTACCAACATCTTAGAATGCGTCAAAAAGGCGCCGGTCAAATACACATACATAATGAAATTATATTCGAAATTATTGACTTGGACGAACCAGATGGGTGCGATCAAAGTCGCGATCATTCCGGTCGAATCGAGCCAGTGAATAGTTAGCGCATCCATCGGATAAACTATGCGGTTCTTATGATGTTGCATGTGAGCAGCTACGTACCAGTTGGACGTATGCAATAGACGATGATATCCATAATAAAACAACTCAATCCACATAGAATATTCGACAATATTGGAGACAGTCCTTACCAAAGAATGACACCCGGAATCTAAATAAGGATAATATAAATACGCCGATCCGATGACTTCTAGACCAATAATTCCAAGATTTTTTGCGGAATCGCGTAGAGAATTAACGAGTTGGACGCTCGATAAAGCGGGATTATAAAATGGGGCATTGCATACCGCGCAAATTACATACGCGGATGTGATGGCAGAACCAAAGACGGAAATAACTTGTTTAACAATGGACCAGAACATAATAACTACTATGATAGTAACGACCGCTGTGTTTAAATTGTTTGCGAATAATAAAATATTCATCAGTGTAAAATTGATGTGGTTATTATTAACCAGATCAGTAACTAAAACTAAAAACCATGGATTTTTCGACATTAAGACGCGGGCAGAGATATTTGTTTCATTACACAAATCCGCACGCGAATACTGTTAGATTCCGCGCGAACTTTTTAGGATCGATTACATTTAATCAATATACCACTTTGGTTCTAAATAAATATCAGGGGGAAAACTCCGATATGTCGCGAAATCTTCATTATATTGGAACGCATATGATTGCGCGATTTGATACGTTGGTGGATATTTTGGAGCCGCTTGATCATGTTAGCGTTCCCGAAGATGTTTTGCTAGAAATCGACAAGTTCTGGTGAAAAAGAAACCGCTTGGAAAAAATTGAAACTCTTTTATTAAATAAACACCAGAATCATCAATCAATCCACCGTAAATAAAATGTCCAGCCAACACGTATTTGTATTAGAGACCGCATTTCAAGATGCGAATAGCGCGAAACTCACGATCTCTTGTCCCGTTGACAAGATCAATGACATCATGTCTATTATTGTCAATTATAACAACAATAAAAACACAATTCCGATCAACAAGCCGAAGAAAATCAAGGTCCTAGAGACTAACGCGAACGAGACCAATAAAATGATCGAAGAGAAGCGATACCCCACGCAATGTTGTCATAAGTGTTACGACGCGGGCGTCAAGAAATTTTCGAGTTATTGTTTCTCCGGATCCGCGCGTCCAGTGAGATGCGCTAAACATAAGGAACAGGGAATGGTTCCGGTCCCATCTCGTTGTTGTCAGGAAGAGGGGTGCAAAAAGACGGCGTCTTACAATTTCCAAGACGTTGCCGGAGTGGTTTATTGCATGACGCATAAGACCGAGGGTATGATTAGTAAGACGAATAAGAAAGCGCCGAAAACCGAATCTGAATAAATGCAACTCTCATTAACGTTTACATGACGCGCTCTGAATGTATAAATTTCCAAGACGCGGTTTAACCGCGAATGTAGTTTTGCCTAACATTGTAACTATGTATTTTTTATTGTTAATATAATCATCTTGACTTAATGTGGTATTCGTTCTATTACGCGGAGCTACGGTATCATTTATCGGAGCATTTGATAATTTGTTTGCACATTTTGCCAACATCACGTATTGTGAGGTGGGTTGGTTTCGACCAAACATGGTCAAAATCGTTTTTTTATTTTGGATATACTCGGATTGATCGACCGTATTTGCGGTTTGTTTAATGCTCGTAGAAACAAATGAACAGCTCATTTCTATATGCGCATATTTTTATTTGCGGGAAATGCGTTTTCTATTTCTTTTTTTTCCTCCCTTAACTAGTTCTGTAGGTTCATGACTGTCACCAGCATTTTTCGTATAATAATCTAAAAAATTATCTAATAGTTCTTTCGATAAAAATAACTCATGTCCGTGTCGAAATTCTGAATTATATTTTACCAATTTTTTATATGCTTCATCTCCAAATTTTTTATAAAAATCTGTATCTTTTTGTTCTAGAACTCCAGATATGTAGGACGCCTTATTGCTATTTTCTCTGCGCATCGGAAAAGTGTTATGGCGAGCTTGATTGAGTAATGCTTCAACGTGTCCCAGCGAATTCATTGGATGTTCCTCAAATTTAAGAAACAAATAAGGTTCGTCGGGATTTCCTTTTTTTACAAACGGGTAAAATAAAGCTACTCGTTTTGGTTCTTTATTATTATCATCTGCGGTTTCGCATAAAAATTCCAAGGGTTTACTAAAAATTCTTTCTAACTTATAAAGACTTTTAAAATTCACATCCTTGGGACCACATATATTATCTATTTCAAACGGATCGTCTTCAAATGCTTTATGTGTTGTAGTCATATGAGAATGAACATGTTCCGAGAATGCATTATCATGAAAACAATTCGTTGAATATTCTCCATGAGAGAAAATGTTATAAAAAAGATGTGTTGGATCTTCTAGTACATATGCCCCAGATAGAAAGCACATATCATATGAAGTTAACCATTTGTGAAAATGTTCAACAAATTTCTCTACATTCATCTTGTCGGGTTTCCCGCCTACAAAGTATTTTGTAGAATTCCTGCGTCTCGACAAATTCCGTTTTTTCTTTGCGTGATTGAGTCGTCTAAATGTTCTTTTCATTATATATTATATATAACATTTAAAATATATGAACATCATGAGAATTATGAAAGATCGTATTATCTTTTTGATTAGGCAACGTTCAAACGCTAAAAATTGAAATGTATTATGTAATAATTTGATAAAGGTAAACTTAATAAACGCACCTCCATTACTAATATAATGGATACAAAACGCATAGTGAAAATAAAGAAAACGCGCACGGTGAATGGACGATCGTTTCGTCTGCTAGACTTCAACGTTTACGATGGTCGTCTAAGCCTAAACCAATCGCCTAGTGGTAGCGCGGATGATGATAGCATCGCGTCTAAAAAGAGAAAACCGGTGGAACAAGCCCGTTTTATCATTCAGATGTTTGGAATCAACGAACGCGGCGAGACGTTTTGCGTTTACGTAAACGATTTCGCACCATTCTTCTTCGCCAAAGTCGGCGCCAACTGGACAAAACAAGATGCAGGCGATCTCCTTTTGGATATAAGAGAAAAAGTGGGCAAATTCCATAGTAAAGCGGTCACTTCCGTCGAGCTCATTGACGCGCGTAAACTCTATGGATTCACCGCAGGAAGAAAAGACAAGTTCGTCAAAATCACATTCGTGAATACAGCCGCGTTTAACAAAGCCAAGAACTTATGGTTCGTCTCGGAAAACGGGGATTATAAGAACCGGAAACTTTGCCCTCTGATTTTCAAGGGAGCACCATTAGAACTCTATGAGAGTTTCATCCCGCCGCTTTTGCGATACTTCCATATCCAAAATGTGAGTCCTTCGGGATGGGTATTCGTAAAGACTGACGAAGCCGTCGAGCCCGACACGAAATCCACGACGTGTAACTACGAATACGTTTGCAAAGCCGCGGGTATAGTTACACAACCAGAAAAGGTAACGCGAGTTCCCTATAAGATCTGTAGTTTTGATATTGAAGCGAGCAGTAGTCATGGCGATTTCCCGCTTCCGAAGAAAACGTATAAGCGTCTGGCGATGCAACTAGTCGACGTTTTCGCGCGATTATCACAACCGCCCAATCCCGCGATGGACACCTCACGGGCAAACGTGCTTCTGAAAAAGGTCATCTTGACCGCATTCGGTATGGATCGATGCGATGATATTGATTTGGTGTATCCGAAGCGACCGCCGACCAAGGAGCGCGTCTTGAAACTCATCGAGATCTTACAGACGACTCCTCTGAAAAACGCCAAGACGCTGAATGACGAAGAAGATAACGCGCACTTGCTAGAAATCGACCGACTATTCGAGTCTATTCGAGAGTCCGCCGACCAGGTAGGTGAAGACGGCGTAGAAGGTGCGGCGGAAATGTCGGGCGGTGGCGAAGAGAGTTTCTGGTCGAAATCCCGTGCTCCCAAAAAGCGGACAAATCAGACCGCGCTTATCACGGATCTGCTATTAAGTGAAAAGGAAGATCGAGACTATAAAATCGAAGCAGCAAACGATGTCTTGACCATGTTATTCCCGAGATTAGAAGGAGATAAAGTAACGTTTATTGGGTCGACTTTCCTCCGATACGGCGAACCTGAGCCATATTTGAATCATTGTTTAGTGTTAGGAACGTGCGATCCCGTGGATGGCGCGGAAATCCAGTCTGTTTCGACAGAGGCGGACCTATTGATAGAATGGAAGAATCTGATACAACGAGAAAATCCCGATATCATTATCGGATACAATATTTTCGGTTTTGATTATGAGTTCATGTTTCGTCGAGCAGAGGAAAACCAATGCGAACGCGAGTTCCTGAAATTATCGCGAAAAGAGGGCGAGATTTGCGCAAAACCCTTGCGAAAGGAAGGTTCTGGATTTTACGGTGGTGGAGGAGGCGGAGACCCCGACGAGGAATGCGAACTCGAGATTGAAAACCCGCCCCCGATTAAGCTCGCGACGGGTGAATACAATATGCGTTTTGTGAAGATGACGGGACGGTTACAAATCGACTTGTTTATCTATTTCCGACGAACGTTTAATTTACCGTCCTATAAACTGGACGATGTGGCGGGTCAGAATATCAGCGATGATATCAAAAAGGTCAACCATATAATTCACGAGACACACGGTCCTGTTTCCGAGCTTTATAGCGGGAATATGAAGGGTCTTCATGTGGGTGATTATATTCATATTGAAATCTCCGGGTTCACGTCGGACTATTATAAAAACGGTCAGAAATTCAAGGTCCTCGGAATAGATACCGGACGCATGGTAACAGAGACCGTAAAAGGTAAGGAACAAACCAATTCTTATAATGTAATCATTATCGCCGGTCACGAATCGCTCGATATGACGAAACATATTAAATGGGGTATGGCGAAAGACGACGTCACACCGCAAGATATTTTCCGGTTGGCGAAAGGGTCGTCCGCCGATCGCGCCATTGTTGCGAAATATTGTATTCAGGATTGTAACCTAGTACAGCATTTGATGAATAAGATCGATCTGATTACTGGATTCAGTGAGATGTCGACGATTTGTAGCGTTCCGATTAGTTTCTTGATCACCCGTGGTCAGAGCATTAAGTTGACCAGTTTCGTAGCGAAGAAGTGCCGCGAGAAGAATACGCTGATGCCGGATCAGGATAAGTGCACGGACGGCGATAAATACGAGGGTGCGATTGTTTTGCCTCCGAAATGCGCAATGTATATGGACAATCCCGTGGCTTGCGTGGATTATTCGTCGCTGTATCCGTCCTCGATGATCAGTCAGAACTTCTCTCACGATAGTAAGGTGTGGGTCAAAGAATATGATTTGGACGGGAAACTGATTGGAGAGACTGGTGAAAAGGACGCTCAAGGCAAGTTCATCTACGATCATTTGCCGGGTTATAAATACATCGATATTGACTTTGATAATTTCAAATATTTGAGGAATCCCGCGAATCCGAAATCGAAGGAAGTAAAGACCAAGGTAGGAAAATTCGTAGTGCGCTGGGCTCAGTTACCCGAAGGCGAGAAGTCGATTTTACCTGCGATTCTGGAGCAACTGCTAGGTGCGCGTGCTTCGACGCGGAAAATGATGAAGTCGGAGAAAGATCCCTTTATGCAGAATATTTTGGAAAAGCGACAACTCGGTTATAAGGAAACCGCGAATTCGTTGTATGGTCAGTGTGGTGCTCCTGTTTCGCCGCTTTACGAAAAGGACGTTGCTGCATGTACGACTGCAACGGGTCGTATGATGATTATTTACGCAAAACGCATTGTGGAAGAGGTTTACGGGGATTTGGAATACGATACGGAGATTCACGGACCCGTGAAATGCAAAGCTGAGTATATATATGGTGATAGCGTTGCAAATTATACGCCCGTTTATATTAGAAATAATGGTGTGTTTAGTGTATGCACGATTGAAGATTTGGCAGTTCGACACGGTGGAAATAACTGGGTAAAATGTTCGGAGCCCGGTAAACAAGATAAGGAGTTTTGTGAATTATCGGACGTGGAGACGTGGACGGATAAGGGGTGGACTAAACTACATCGCGTAATTCGTCACGAACTCGCGAGCTATAAGAAAATGGTTCGCGTTCTAACACATACCGGATTGGTTGATGTAACCGATGACCACTCGTTACTAACGCCTAATGGAAATGAAGTTTCATCGAAAGATGTGAAAATCGGAACGGAGCTTTTGCATCATGCATTTCCCGTTCTTTCGGAGACGTCAAAATTTACAGTTGAACAGGCGAGAGTTATGGGATTCTTCTTCGGAGACGGAAGCTGTGGATCGTATAATTGCGAGTCTGGAAAAAAGAGTTCTTGGGCATTAAATAATGCTTCTCTCGGAATAATTGATCAATATATTGAATTATGTAAGACGGCTTATCCAGAATTCGAATGGAGGTACATGGATACCCTTGAAAGTTCGGGTGTTTATAAAATCTCTCCGAAATGCGAAACGTACGGTTCGATTTCTAGGTTTGTAGAAAATTATCGTGAAATGATGTATTTTGAAAAGGCGAAGATTATTCCGTCAGAAATTTTGGGTGCGCCTGTTGAATTGCGTCAGGCGTTCTGGGAAGGAATGTATGATGCAGACGGAGATAAGGACGCAAATGGTTACGTTCGAATTGATCAAAAAAATCAAATTAGCGCTTCGTGTATATGTTTGTTGGCTTCAAGTTTGGGATGGAAGACGTCCATTAATACGCGGTCTGATAAGCCGCACATTTATAGAATCACGATGACCAAAAAAACGCAACGTAAAAATCCTATCGCGATCAAAAAGATGCACGAGATTTCCTATAGCGGATATGTCTACGATTTGACCACCGATAATCACCATTTCGCAGCTGGAATCGGAAACATGATCGTGCATAACACGGACTCGGTGTTCTTCACATTTAACCTGGAGGATCCGAAAACCGGCGCAAAAATCCTCGGAAAGCCCGCGCTAGAAATGACAATTGAGATCGCACAAGATGCAGCGCAACTATGCTCGAAATATCTGAAACCACCGATGGAACTTTCGTATGAGAAAACCCTGATGCCGTTTATCTTGCTTTCGAAAAAGCGTTATGTGGGAACCTTATACGAAACCGATCCGAATAAGGGCAAGATGAAGTACATGGGTCTCGCTATCAAGCGCCGAGACTCGTGTGATTATTTGAAGGATACGTATGGTGCGGTTCTGAATATTCTCATGAAAGACGCGGCGTCCAATCCGGGCGGCGAAACCAAGATCCAAAAAGCGATCGCGTATCTCAATAACTCGTTGGAAAACCTCATCGCAGGAAATGTGAGTATGGATAAACTCATGTTGACCAGTCAACTGCGTGGATATTATAAGAACCCCGATCAGATTGCACATAATGTCCTGGCGAATCGCATCGGGAAGAGAGACCCAGGAAATAAACCCAAGCCCGGCGATCGGATGAAGTATTTGGTGGTTTGTAATGATGATTCCAAAGCGAAAAAAGGCGAGCGCATCGAGACGCCCGAGTATATCATCGAAAAAAAGCTACCAATTGATTATCTGTTTTATATCGAAAGTCAGCTTATGGAACCGTTTAAACAGCTATTTGGTCTAGCGATCGAAGAGATCTGGGACTTACAAAAGAAGACGTCTGCGATCAAGACCTATCGCAAAGATATTGCGAAACTGGAAGAGGAATTCACGGATCTAGAGACGTTTATGAAGAAGAAGGAAAAACACTGCTCAAAAAAAATAGAAGAGTTATTGTTCAAGAAGTACCTGACGAAAATCAACAACGATAAAAAAGGGTTACAACCGATCACATCGTTCTTTATAACGAAGTAAGGTAACGAAGTAAGATAACGAAGTAATTAAAAAATTGAAACCCCTTTTTTGATTTTATCGAATCCAACTAACAACGCGCACATTTAATATGCAAGAGGTCTCTAAAGAGAACTTGGTTCCAGGCAAAGAGTATTATTTACAAAGTTTTGCGCCTATGTGCTTACCACCAAATAAGCCATGTAAAATGATTGGCTCATTTGAACAAATAGTTCATCTCTACATAGAACGGATTTGTTTTACTAATTTCAGATCGCTCAAACAAAGGAATGAACCAAGTTGCGGTAGAAGCATAGAACTAGCTCTTCATTGGAAGTTCTATGAGATTAATGGTCCTACAATTCAAAAAAACATGGAGAACCGTGTTTATAAAGAGGTTTTATTAGACGTTATTCAAGACGAATGGTTCGAACCCATTGACGTTTTATAATAATACTAGTTTCACAGAGCAATATAGATTGGTCTCCCACTAAACCCTTCTAATTATTATAATACGTATATATAATGGACATTACAAAATATAGATTCGATCTAGTTTTTTCATATTGGATTTTCGCATGGTTTTTACTATATTGGTTTCGAGTTATTCCCTATAGCCCGAAATTAGCCATGTGTCTATCCATCTTGGAAAACGCGGTTTTATTGGGCATAATGATTTTTTTATTGAAATCGAGTATGGAAACAGTAATTAAGTTTCTGATGATTAATTCGTTTATAAAAGCCATACCATTATACGCGGTTTGGAGTGACAAAATAAATTGGACGCAAGATTTTATTCGAATAATAATTTTATTTGGTATTTACGCGATTTGGTTATTCATAAATTCGTCGTCGATAGTAGAAGAAGAGAATGAAATATTACAGCATTCCACTCATAAAAAATCATCACTTAATAATATTGTGAGTTACCTTATCCCACCAACTACACCGGGAATGATATTATACGATGACCTAAAAAAAAACTTCATTCGAGTTCCCTGATAATCGTCGACGCCTGGTCTTTCCACCTGCACGATTGTTTCTTTTATTGAACGCATCTTTCGTTTTTCTATACGATTTACCGAATACCGAATTTTCTTTATTGACAGGCATCCAATCTCGATGATCCGCGTCTAGCAATTCGTCTTTGAATTGCGCGGTTCTTTTCATTGTTCTCGATTTCGCCTTTTTCTCTTTCATTTTATTTCGCTGTGATTTGATCTCATTTAATAATTTCTCGTTGAACTGTTTCTTAAATTCCTGTTTCACGACGGGTAGTTTCAAAAATTGTTGAGCCAAATTTATTATTTTGTTTACATCAGTTTGATCAGGGTTCGTATTAAATTCGTCTATATCTTCGGTCAAGCTATACACGTCAGCGTCGTCGCCTAAAGCGAAATTTCGAAAGAAATGATATCCTTCCCTAAGATTCGAAATATCACTTGAATTTAATCTCGAATTGGCGGTTTTTACGTATTCTCTAGCAAATAGCTTATCAAATATGCCTTTATTGTCTTGGATGAATTTCACAAACTTTACTCTACTATTCTCTATTTCGTTGTCATCAAACTCTGGTATCATATGTATATTACAATTACAAAAAAATACAATATGTAAATCGAAGTGTGTGAATATAATATATTATTTTTTTACAGTTTCTGAGTCATAGGCTGGCTCATGGACCGCATAGTATTAACCGCGCTCGGCGTGGCATAGCACGAAATGACTGTATCTGATATCTGATGTCGCTCGATTGAATCCTCGTCTTGTATCATTCCGATTGATTCAAATTCGTCTTCAATGTCCGGAAACGGGTTTACGCGCAAACCTCCGCGTGTGGGTGTTCGAAACATGGCATTCGGACGACGCGGTCCAGGAATAGGTTCTTCGCGTTGAAAATCATCATCGAAATCGGGTGGATTATGAAGAGGCGTTAGGACATTTTGGCTCAGTGCACGAGGCGACGGAATGTGGCTCTGTTGGCGACCTTGTGTAACTTGACGTGCGAGTGTAAACATACGTCCATTTCGAGTTCCAATCGTACGATGCGTAATATAGAGATCATCACATAGTTGCTTTAGCATGGGATCTCCTTCGAGATCAGACTCACGAATGTAAACACGCAATTTTCGGAATAGGTCACTCATCTTGTCTTTGATCTGAGACAAGTGGTTCTGATTGGATCGATCCACTGTTCTGGCTTCAAACATGAGCTCTTGTGTTGCCTGGCGGAATATATGTTTAGAGAGATCCGTCGCCGACGATGCGATTGTTCCTGTTTCCATGGATTCAAGATCGGGAAGCTTGAATGCAGTATCGAGGAGCTGGACTGTACTCGATGGGTCGTTTGCGCAGATTCCGCGAAACTCAATCGAAACTGACTCTGGTTCCATAGTCTTGACATGATAAGTGCGCGTGGATTCACTTACCAGAATTGGCTCCGAGATATCAGAAACCCATTGGTTTGTCTTCCAATCGTAGATTAATCCACCGTCAATATGCATGGTCAAATCCTTTACGGCGGGATAAAGCAGTCCATGAATAATATCGCCGTAAACAAGACCGGTATTCTCATTGTTATCAACTAGGCTATAATTAGCTAGATTCCGATCGCTCATCTTTCGCAACAAATCCGCGTTATGATTTTCACCGAACCCGATGAAAGTATTCGGAAAGGATTCTACGACCATTTCGGCGAGAAGAGAATGAATCATCAGACCTGAGGTAGCCTCACCGTCGGTCATGAAAACATGGTGTACGGAATGCGTGGGATTCGCGTTGATATAGTCGAGCATGGCTTCGTTTGCGGCTTGGATGGCACAATCAATAGCAGTAGAATCCTTCGTGGTAATGTTCGCAATCTTTTGGCTAATTTCCTCGGCGTTTTCGGGAGTCACAAGAACGGTTTCGATGATCACCTGAACGGAAGTATTGAAGGTATGAACGCGAATATAAATCGGGGCGTTTTTCTTGGAAATGAAATCGACCATTTTCTTAAACGTCTCCTTGACGTAATGAATCTTGGTGAATCCTCTGGCATCGATCTCGCTCATAGAGTCGGTTTTGTCGATGGTAAAGAGGACGAAAACCGGGAGTTGCGTTATAGTAGCTATACCCGCCTTTACAGTGAGAACGCCGAATTTTTCCGACTGGGAAATGGAATATCCTTCCAGAATATCGCCTGAATGGAAACCCAGAGACGTTTCTTGAAGAGGGGATTCACTCAGGGGAACAGAGGTAGAAGAGGCAATGAAATTCGACATGATTGAATGGGGGGATTTTGATAACTCATTAATCACAAATTTCAGATTCAATTTTTTCTCACAATACAACAACGGAAATGCGAAATTATATTATTCTTGGAATCGGAATTGTGGTTTTTATTATATTAATGGGACACGTTATGAATGGGTGCAAATGTTTAGCGGAAGGTTTTACCGATGGAATGGGTAACGAGGGATCGAGGGGACATGGCGGAGGAGGTGGGCATGAAATGGGACGTCATATGGCAAATGATCATGGTATGGTAGGCGGTCACAGTGGAAGTGGAAAAGGTCACATGGGCGGTGGTCATTACGGAGCAAATAGAGGAAATAATAACTGGCTTTATGGACCACCAACAGTTGGAAGAGTTAGCGATTGGGGATATTATCCTATTTATACGCAGTACGAATATCCAGTTTATTATACAAATCCAAATTATTACTACGAAGTGTCAGATCCTAACGGGATGTTTTACTATTTTTATAATCCCGGTTTATTTTTCAAAAGAATCTTTGGTTACTAACGCGTTAGATAAACTTTTGTAGTATAACCCGCGTTCTTCACATGGACCATTCGCCGATCGAATCGTGTGGGCACTTTGGTAATTCACTAATCCGGACACGACATCCATTGCTCCAAATTTGATGCATTTCCCAGCTTTGTTGCGATAATATACGCAAGTCTTGCATATCGGAAAATTCACGTTCTTAATAACCTGAGCCAACATATTATGACATTATCATAATATGTTTTTATATTTGTTTATCGATTCAAAGGAAATTGGAATTCATACAACAAATTCCCTGACGCGTCGAGGTTTGGGTTTTGCAAAAAAGCGTTCATTATATTTGAGAATGCGTCGGAAATCTGTCGTTCCGGAGTTTGGAAACTCACATTTGTATTTGTATTTGTATTTGCATTTGCATTTGCAGTTTCATCAAAAGGATTTGAATCATCGCCAGGTTCAGTTGGAACATCTTCGTTAGAAGCAGCATCCACATAACTCCTCAATTCATAACGACAAACCGGACACCTCGAATTTCGACGAAGCCAATTCATAAGAAGTGGTCTTTTAAATTTATGCCTACATCCGCGTATTTCGCAAATAACGTCCCCTTCTTGGAAATGCTCTAAAGAAATGGGACACACATTGCCGCTTGCGTCTGGGTTTCGTTCGGACAGTATGAATCCATAGGTAATTGTAGACCTGGCAATTTCTTCTCGGGTCAATGGATTGGGTTCGGTTGTTAATCCGACGTCCTGATTAATCGGTATAGCTGAAAAAAAGGACATGAATAAATTATTTCTAAGGGGGTCCGTGCGAGTAGTTGTGTCATTCCTACTCCGTCTAGGTCTAGGCGCGACAACGGGAGCAGGAGAAGGTTGATTTATCCTAGTCTGATGATTTTCTATCAAACTTATAATAGATCTTATATTTGTGTTATAATCTCTAATATTATGAGTATATTCGTATATAAGATCTGATATTACTTCGATGTCTGTTGTCGTGCGATTCGCGTTAGATTCGTGGTTTGTTTCGTTATAAAAAATATTGCGCATAACATTCCGAATATTATTTTCCGTACTATTTGACCCGTCATTAAGGGGTCGGTTGTTTTCCATGTTGTAATATAACTATATAAAGTTTTATGTTGTTATATCAATATATCATTAATGGAAAAATATTCAAATAGAGGGTTTACAGGTTTAGTAAATCTTGGAAATACTTGTTTTTTGAACTCGTGTATCCAAGCTTTGAATCATACATACGAATTGAGTGAATATTTATCTTCTGACAAATGCGCGAAAAATACCAAGACTGCCGAAGTGGATTCTACGATAGTGAGAGAATGGAACGATTTGCGAAAAGTTATGTGGGATAGCAGCGGCGCCGTTTCTCCGAATCGGTTTGTTTATTACGTTCAGCAATTGGCAGTTGCGAAAAATCGAGAGTTATTTACCGGATGGGCACAAAACGACATGCCGGAGTTCCTCCTTTTTATGATAGAATGTATGCATAATAGCGTTTCTAGGAGTATTAAAATGAAAATTATGGGTTCAATCGAAAATTCGGTGGATAAACTAGCTACGGAATGTTACAAAATGCTCCAACAAACATATTCGCGGGAATATTCGGAGATAATGGATTTATTCTATGGAATTTATGTTTCTGAATTATTGTCTATAGACGGACAAACCTCACATACATCAAAAGCAGAGAATTTCTTTATTTTAGATCTTCCTATCCCTAAAAAAGACGCATCATTATACGAGTGTTTTGACGCATTTACGTCGACCGAGATCATGGATGGTGATAATTCTTGGAAAAACGAAGCCACCGGAAGAAACGAAGATGTACAAAAACGCATTACATTTTGGAATTTTCCAAAGATTCTTGTAATAACATTGAAGCGATTTTCGCCTGACGGAAAGCGTAAAATGCAGGATCTCGTTGATTTTCCACTCGAAGATTTGAACTTGTCGAAATATATAAGCGGTTACAATCCAAATCAATATATTTATGATTTGTACGCCGTTTGTAATCATTCAGGGGGTCCGCACGGCGGTCATTATACATCCCACGTAAAAAACATAGACGACGAATGGATCCATTATAATGATACGAATTTGGAGCGTAATATTGTTCCTGGGAAAATAATAACACCAAAGGCATACTGTTTATTTTATCGCAAAAAAAATAGCTTGGTATAATATAATTAATGTCTTCAAAAAGTCAAACTCCAAATATCCCTCCTGTAGGAAATCAGGTTCAAGGGAGAAATTTATCAAATGCAAGTAATTATATTTTTTCGAAAGAAACATTCACGCTATTAATGTGGGCTTTAGCAATTTATGTTATAATTTGGTTTGGTTCGAGGATTTTTGTAAAGAGAGAGATAATAAGTGAAAGTAGTGATCAAGTCATTTACGGTCAATCTATTGATATGGTAGTATTTGGGTTATTAATCTTGGGGCTTATTGCAGGATATCACGGTTTGAAGCAGGAAGATAAATCAAATTTATTTGGGTGGTTTATAAAATGGACTCGTGATTTCTTTGATAATCCGAACACACTAATAGAGGCGGGAATTTTCACTTTGGTATTTTTTGCTATGGTTTATTTATTTCGTGTTCCCATGACGCCTGAAGCCAAACCCGTTACAGTATTTCTTATTGAAACTAAAATATGGATAGTGTTTGCCTCGTTATTTGTCGTAATGTTTTTTAAATATGTATTGGGAATCCCTATCATTGGGATACTTTTCGATAATAAATTTGTTCATGGTCTAGAAAACTTGCCTACGAATAAGAATACCAAATCTTCTTCTTCTGCTGGTTTCTTTTCTAGGTTGTTCAATACAACGACATCACCTCCTTCAACTAATGCTTCTTCCAATACAACTAATGCTTCTTCCAATACAACTA